TTTCAGAGGCATCGGCCCTACTCACACCTGCGCTTGCGGATGTAATGTATTCAAGTCTTTGGTTGCCTTTGATGATTATGAACTTGCTTGGTGGTACCTAGAAGGCGAATGCCTTAACTGTGATGCCAAGGTAATCCTTCCTTGTCCAGCTGATAGACCTGGATATGAACAAGAATAAACTGTCCATAGATGCAGTTGGCTTTGTCCAGAAGCGGTACTTGTTTGTATGGAAACTTATTACCATCACTGCCCACGGCAGGGAGTACACCACCTGGCATATAAGAAAACCTTTTAGGCATAAAAAAAGAACCCCACCCTTTCGGGTGGGGCCTTAGCCTCGCAGTTAAACTTACTTCTTAACTGTCATAGTCAGATCGTGCTTAGGGTTAGCCCAAGCGATAATGACTGGGACTAGAGCAAGCCATACTGTATTAGCAGCGTGCTTCCAGTCTGAGGTTGTGAAATCTAGTGGTGACTTACCGAGGATAACTACTGCTGTAAGCAGGTTACCTACGAACCACTTCGCCCATAGTTCTACTACCTTGTTATTGAACTTCATTTGATCTCCTTCTTAGGCAAAGGCTTAACTGCCGCCTTTACTTTAGCGATTGTCTTGATAGAACCAAGCCAAGGGAACCAAGGCGAGGTGTCATTTCCACAGTTCTCATTGATAGAAATATGGAGATGATGTGGGTGTTTGTTAGGACCATCGTAATTACGGTCCCCTTCAGCAGCTCTTTCCTTTGACCAGATCTTGCCGCTGAAAATTAGGTACTTAACTCTTGGGTCTGCCTTTAACTTCTGGAACAAAACAAAGCAGTCAATTCCACCCAGTTTGTCGTGGGTGAGATCTACTGCAAAGCCTGAGTTGTGGTCAGAGTTGGGGTTCTGTGCCACGTGGGCAGCAGATGGTAGTAGCCCATCACTTGCAGTCTTGCGGTGTGGGCATAGTGCCGTAGCCTGACGAAGAACAGCGATAGCAGCAGGGGTTGCCTTCTTTGCTAATGGAATCATTATGCCTCCAGCTTGGTCTTGATAATTGCCTGGTTAATCTTAAGTTCCTGAATATCTTCACAAAGGTTATTGATCTGGTCCTTCATAGAAGCCCCGCCGTTTTCATACAGCTGGTATTCAATACGATCTAGTCGCTTACTCATCTTTGAAAAGTACTTGTACGCTGCTGTGAAGATGACGATAGTTTCACAAAAAGCCCACAGTCCTGAGAAGAGTAAGTTGCCGTTAAGTAGCAGGGCTGCCAAGGTGTCTCCTTATGAGATAGTGCGGATAGTGATTAAGCAGAGACCGCCCCAACCTGAGTAACGCTTATCGGTTGGGGTTTTGTTGATAAAGTCAATTTCCTCTATAATTCCCGTATAGGTCTCACCACCGGGTGGTCTAAAGTCTTGTACCACCAGAGTATCTCCGTTGCTCTCAATGGCTTCTATGGCCTTTAAACGCTCATATGCAGCGCCGTCATAGCCTGACTTATTACCAAACTTGTCAGACTCTGAATCAAACAGGGAGCAAGGGTATTGGATTAGGCGCTGACGTGGAACGGCAGGCAATACTTTGAGCTGGTAGCCAGTAAAGGTAGGACCCTTGGTGGCATCTGTACTAGAGCGGCTCATAATAAACTCAAAGCCAATGTACTGCTGTGCTCCTGGTGGATAGGCAATACCAACCTGACCTACCTCAGAACCCTGAGCATAGGTACCTAGACCAAACTCATTACCGAACTGGTCCACAGATAGGATCTCTAGCCCACCATACAAGGTGTCAAAACGTGGGACTACATACTTGAAGATCTTGTTCTCTAATGTGTTATAGCGAACGTAGCCTGTTCGCAAGGTTCCCTCTTCAATGAGGTTAGTTGGATGCTGGATATAGATAGCACCAGCGGTTGCTGTCTTTGCAGTGGTAAAGATAATTTGTGTGCTGTATCCAGCAAAGGCACAGGCTGTAGTGTTGCGACCTGTGGTTGCAGGATCGTAGAGATCCCAAGCGTAGGCATAGACAAGGCTAGATATCTGTTGGCCCAGATTGACTCGTGTCAATCCTGGGTTTCCATCCACGTTGGTTGCACACCAAAGATACTTGTCTCTAAAACACACATCATAGACAGCCTGCTGTGATTCAAAGATGAGTGGACCGTAGGCAATAGAGCCATCGGTATCTGACACTGCTGCTATACGCAGACCCAGTGATGTACCAATAGCCAAGATACCAAGGTAGTAGTTGATGCGATAGATCTTCTCACCTACTGGCATTTCAGCTGCTGTGATAGCAGAGGTGAGCGTAGGCATAGCACCTGCAGTAGTTAATGTGAACTTGTAGATATTAGATTGGATACCAGAAAATGCTGAGACATAGATTGCAGCACCACTTGATGTAATGCTAGTAAAGACTACATCTTGGTCTGGGTGTGTATAGACAGCGGTAGGCAGTGTTGATGCGTTAGTTGCAATCTCATATATCTTGTCATTGATACAAGCAACGATACGTTCCTTGGTGTATTCAAGGACTGCATTGGTAACTGTAATACCTACCTTTGTAAACATTATCGTAGGTGGTGTTGTGTAATCTGCTGTCAGTAGTTTTTTATTAAACTCTAACTTACCTGATGCCACATCATTTGTAACCCAGTATGCATAGACTCCATCATCACATACTCCATAGACAGGATCATCTGTTCCAGATGTATAGGATTGGAAATCTGTTCTAGTTCCATCTACTGCAATCTTGTCAAGATGGTATCCATCGTGTAGCAAGATGCCATCTGTGCCAGACCAGCGAATAGATCTGGCATACTGGAATGGACGTGTGTTGGTTTGAAAGCCTTCTAGTATCGTGTGAGCTGAGGTAAAGGTGTCAGGAAGTAGTGTTACCTGTCCCTTGTCCCATACGTTACAGCCCTTGGAATAGGTGTATTGAAAGCGTAGCGACTCATCCTGAGTAGGCTCAAAGAATGTGATTCCCTGACCTAGATGGAATGATGACTGTGAACGTAACCACCAACCGGTAAGTGTTTGCTCACCAGGCTCACGGCTCATATCTACCTGATTCTTACGGTACTGAGCTGTGACTCTACGGTATGGATTGTTGTCATCGTTAAGCAAGAAGAATGGTTGACCTGCAATAGAGATGTCATAGGCAACGCCAGTTGCAGCATATGTAGGTGTGTTCTGTGGGTTACCTACTGCTACTGGAATCGCTTCAGTAATGTTCGGTGGATATGATGCCACTAGATCTCCTTAGATTTTCTATATTGCTTATCGTGCTTAGCGCACATTCCTTTAATTACAGCGTATGCAGTACAGCCTCTAATAGCGCACTTATACAAGCAGCTCCCTTTTGTTGCATAAAAATAGAGCCGTTTAACCACAGGCTCAGGTGGTAATGCTTATTAAGTTTTACTTGTATTCTTTTTTATTCCAATAAAAACGCTTATATCTGTCCCAAAAAATTGTCTTAAATTTATTTCTTATTGCTATAGTTTCTTGTATTTCTTTTTCATAACCTATTTGCATTTTCCAATTTTCTCGTTTAAAAGGTATAATTTGAGCAATCGGAGTTCCTGCTGGTATTAATCCTTCCCAATTTTTATCGTTCATTGTAAATGGAAAATTAACTGGGTTTGTATAAGTATCCGTATCTACTATACCTGGCATAATTGTAAATGGAGATTCACGGTGCATTGGTTGAATAATTAAAACAGAATATCCTTTGGGTGTTTTAATAGACCAAGGGTTTATAAATTTAGGAGATGAATTTAATTCATCATTTATTTTTGCGGGGTGTCCAGTTGTTTGATCTGGTGAATGAAAACTAATTAAATCTAAACCAGACCATTTGTAATATAAACCTTCTTCTTTTTTTTCAACATATAAATCTGCTGCAGATGTAATAATATATCCCGCTGTTATTGCATCAAAAACAGGCATACATTTTTTTATCGTTGAATTTGCTTCTCCAGTATCAGTTGGTATTTTTTTTCCAGAAATATAAGAGTTAATTTTTTTATACCATTCAGGTATAACTTGGTTTGCTGGTTTAGGTTGATCTAAAGCATCACCTAAATTATAAATATCTGTAAAGATTATTTTCATAAATGCCCCCTTAGTGAATTAGGAGGATACTACCACCCAATTTAATATTTCTTCATCCCAATAGTAAAAATTATCATTTTCTGGCATAGGGGTTGGTGATATCCAATTTTTCTTTTCTTTATCCCAAATCCAAGAAGGATAAGGTCTTAAAGATCTAAATTGATTATCTATATAATCCCCACCTATACAAGAATTTTCGTCACATAGAGATATTAAATCAGCTTTATGATGTATCCTAAATAAATCAAGGATATCTTCTGTAACATCATCTTCAAAAACTGCAATATTAGTAACAATGTTATTTTTAATAAAAGCATAATTTGCCATAATAATTACCTCACGTAAACTAACACTTGACCATCGCCACCAGATTGTACATTAGCAGTTCCTGGGTAATAAATTCCACAGCCTGCTTCAAGAAATTCAAAACCACCTGACATTCCTCCTCCACCTCCTCCAGCACCATTGGCTGAAGTTGTGCCAACAAAAGTATTTACAATTCCGTGATTATTATTAATGTTTCCTCCGTATCCACCAGCGCCACCAGATGGGGAACCACCATTTACTAATGAAGCACCTGTTATTGAACCTGTGTTTCCATTATTTCTAACACCGCCAGAACCACCGCTTCCTCCACCACCTGCTAGATAAGAAGAAATACCAGATTCATTTGAATTAAGAGTAGTACCTGCTTCACCAGTGATACCTGGATTTGCGGTAACGGCAGTATTTTGAACTATACCGTTTCCGCCTCTTCCACCTGCACCTGTATTAGATTGCGCCTCAAGAGTTCCTGTATTATAAGTTAAGGTACCAATGTTTCCTCCAACTCCTCCTGATGAGTTGTTGTAAGTACTAATTGCTCCAGCATTTCCACCATTAGCAGTTAAAATGTTTCCGATGGTTAATTGTCCTCCTGCATTACCAGCACTTGGTGGATTATAACCTGCTGCTCCTTTTGTTCCACCAGCACCAATAGTAATTAAATAATTTGTACCTGCTGATGTTGCAACATTTTTAAGAATAAATGCTTTTCCTGAACCACCACCACCAGCACCACCAGTTGCAACTGATGGTGGTGATTCTGGAGTACGACTACCCGCTCCACCAGCACTGATTCCAACAAAAGCAATTTCAGTTTTACCTGAAGGAACTGTATAAGTTGTAGTAGTATTTATTGTTGCAACAAGAGTATAAGCACTAACAGGAGTTACAGAGTTAGATGCAGCTGATGTTGCAGTCTGACCTGTAGTAGATGTTGCTGTAACTGTAAATGTATAAGCGGTTCCAGCAGTTAATCCTGAAACTGTAATAGGGCTTGCGCCTGTTCCTGTAAATCCACCTGGACTAGATGTGGCGGTATAAGTAGCTGCTCCCTTACCAGTATAAGTAGATGCTGTATATGTAACAGTTGCAGCAGTAGATCCTGATGCAGTTGCTGTACCGATTGTAGGTGCGGTAGGTGTGCCACCGTCACGTGATGCGACTACTCCTAATATTCTCACGCTGAGATATCTCCTATTAAAGTAAATGTATTAGTTCCTGTGCAAATCAAGGTTGCGGCTGAGTATTGAGCACGCAGCTTTAAACCAGGGGTAGATGTAATTGTTGTTGTTCCGTCAGAAGCCACAGTTACTTGTCCTACTCCAATTTGTTGTAAATTGATTTGTTGTCCTGATGTAAAAATTCCATTAGGTACAGTTACTGTTATTGCATTAGCATTATTAAGAGTAACTAACTTGTTGACATCTCCGGATACTAGAGTATATGTAGTACCAGTCTGTGCGTTGAAGGTGAGGTTAAGGCTAGTTGTAGGTGCTGCTGCCCACTTGACACCAGTTGCCTGAGCAGAGTCTGCTGTAAGAACATAATCATTTGTTCCTACTGCAAGTCCTGCCACTGCTTGGTTTCCTGTAGCAACTGTGATGCTACCTTTAGCAAGTGCTAATGATGCTGGGCTTGTGGTGTTAAAGTAGTTAAGGTCATCACTTGATAGTACGTGGCGTACTGTGGCTCCTGCTGCGTGAGCGATTGCTGATGTTCCAGCACGTGCACGAGTGATAGTAAAGACATCTCCAGATTGAGCGGTAATAAAGACAAGTTCTTCGTTGACTGTATCTGGGTCAATGGCTACTTGAAATGTATCTCCTGCCGTCAGCGAGATGCCACCCATAAGTGAGTTACCAGTACCAGTTGCTACCGTCATTGATGTAGCACCTGAGTTGATACCACCGGCTGCAAGGGTTGTATCTTGCGAGATTGAGCTATATTTTCTAACTTGCATTGGCTGTCCTTATCGGGTGTATGAAACTCGGATTGGGAAACGATCTTGGAGCTTGGTTGACTCTTCCATCAGACGTTGCTGATAAAGAGCAAAGACATATTTAGATGCAGAAGCGCCAGCTGTAGATGGCAACTTGTTGTCGTTTATATCTGCTTCTGCGGATGAGAGGTTAATTCTACCTGTGTCAAGGTAAGACAAGAGCCTGTATGCAGCTCCAAGTGTAATGACATCTCTTGATGATTCCGGTAGGCCTGTAACAGTAGCAAAGTCATCAGTGTTGTTAGTGAGGTCATTTGGGAGAGTGGAATAATAGACTTGTACTTTGCGACCAGGCATAATTTTGTCATAGATGTTCACCGTCTTGTTAGTATTAAATGCTGTTACGTTTGCCATACGGTCCATACGCCAGCGATTAACTGGTAGCCATTCTCTTGACGGACCTACTGTTTGCCACGAGATGTACAAGATATCTCTAGCATCAGCAGGTAGTGGGTATGCAACTTGCGCTGCATTGAAAGTAAATACTGTTGAGTTAACTGCAAATAGTTTTGGATACAAAGAATTGATTGTATCGTTGATAGCCTTCTTCACATTGACTCGTGGGAATGTAGGAGTCATAGTCACTTGAGCATTTTGTGAATGAGGTGCAGGTGTTGTTCCGCTATAGCCACGACCAAAGCCTGAGATAGCGTTGAGTTGTAAGTTAGTTGTATCAAAGGAGTTAATCCAGATAAGCTCATCGTCAATTTCGATGATACCTTTTGCTAGGTTGTCAGCACTGCCAATCTTAATTGCAAGATCGGTTGCGCTAATCCCGCCTACGTTGGCTAGGTTTGAGATGCGGTCTTGACGCAGAGTGTAACCAGAAAGGTTTACTCTTATCTCATCCACCATCTGAGCGAATGTGTAGCTCATCTATTTTGCTCCTATAGAACTTGACGTTGTTTTGTAGTCGTTCGTCGTGTGGTGACATTTCAAGCGCAATCTCACCGTAGCGCAGTGCATCTTCCCATTGCTCTAATTGCCACGCACTGATAGCAACTAAGTCATATGCCATATGACCATATGCCCATTCCTCGGACATAAAATCATTAAGCCGTTCTTTAATCTCAATACCTTCAAGGGAAGTCTTTAGACACTTCTTCCACTCTTTGGTGATGTAGTAATGATTGGCAAGTGCCAATACATTTTCTCTACAGTATAAAGTTTTTATAGATTCTTTAAGATGCTTCTCAGCATTCTTAGGATCACACTTTGCTAGGTACCGAAGTGCGTATGACTTCTCACCTGGGTACTTGGTGTACTTGAGGTACTCTTCAAAAACTAGCTTTGCTTCCAAGTACTGCTTGTGGAAGAACAACTCTCTTGCGTAATAATACAAGTTACGTGCATTGAAAGGTTCTTCATCTACTGCCATCTCTAGCATTGGTAGATACTGACCACGAGACTTGTCGTTGTCAGGATGATGGTGGATCTGCAAACCTATCTCAAAGAAAGTCTCTGTCAGATCTTTCTCGTAAGGCACGATCACTTCGTGGATAGGATGTCGCCATCTGTAACCAAATCGTGGATGAATACGGTTAGCATAGAAGTCAACCGTTGGATTTCCAGCAGCATCAAAGTCTGTAACCAGTTTGTGCTTAGGTCTTGGCAGCTTGTCGCCTCTGGCATCATATGCCTTCTGAAGTTCTGCCCTCCATCCTGAAGTTAAGATCTCATCTGCATCCATAGAGATGCAGTAATCAATATCGTATGGCAGACTCATTAACGCGTAGTTACGAGCATCATCAAAGCGCCAAGGTTTAATTGAAATTTCAACTACTTTTATACCTAGACTGCGAGCAAGCTCTGCTGTTCCATCAGTAGATCCAGTATCTGCAATCAGCAGATAATCTGCATCTTTGGCTGACTCGTACCAGCGCTTGATGTGCTTTGCTTCATTTAAAGCGATTGTATAGACTGCTACTTTCATAGGTCAATCTTACGCTGATAAGTCTCCGACCAAGGCCCAAGTATCAGTTGCTCGCTTGATGAGTGTCGCAGATGACCACTGAGTACGCAGCTTTAAACCAGGTGTTCCATTGATAGTTACTCCACCAGTTGCTACTACTGTGGTCTGGCCTGCGCCAGTCTGAAGAATATTTACTTGAGTTCCCACAGCAAAAGCTACTGTTGAGTTGAGTGGAACAGTTAAGTTGTTTGCTGTTGCTACACCCATTTCAATTAACTTGCTTGCATCAGATAGAACTAAAGTATATGAACCAGTCTGTGCATTGATAGTTAATGATGGATCTCCTGAAGGTCCAGTAGAACCAGTTGATCCTGTCGGACCAGTAGCACCAGTTGCGCCTGTTAATCCAGTTGATCCGGTAGCGCCTGTTGGACCAGTTGGTCCAGTTGCTCCATTAGTTCCCGCAGTTCCAGTTGCTCCAGTTGGTCCCGTTGGGCCTGTACTTCCAGTAGAACCTGTAGGTCCAGTCGCTCCCGTTGCACCTGTTAAACCTGTACTTCCTGTAGCTCCTGTCGGACCGGTAGGTCCAGTTACACCTTGAATACCCTGTGAACCAGTAGCACCAGTTGCACCAGTGGCACCAGTTACACCAATAGAACCTGTCGCACCCGTAGGTCCAGTAGGACCTGTTGCTCCAGTTAAACCTGTTGTGCCTGTGGCACCAGTTGGACCCGTAGCACCTGTAGCACCTGTTAATCCTGTGCTACCAGTAGCCCCTGTTGGGCCTGTAACGCCTTGAATTCCTTGTGAGCCTGTGGCTCCTGTGGCTCCAGTAGGACCTGTTGATCCTGTACTGCCAGTTGGTCCAGTACTACCTGTTGGTCCTGTTGGACCTTGAACGCCCGTTGCTCCAGTTGCACCTGTCGCACCTGTTGGGCCAGCAACTGTGGAGGCAGCGCCAGTAGCACCCGTTGGACCTGTCGGTCCTGTAGAACCAGTAGCGCCCGTAGGCCCTGCTACTGTACTTGCAGCTCCTGTTGCCCCTGTAGGTCCTGTAGGACCAGTGGCACCTGTTAGTCCTGTAGGACCTGTAGAGCCTGTAGATCCCGTGGCACCGGTTGATCCAGTAGCACCTGTTCCGCCAGTAGGACCAGTGGGTCCAGTTGGGCCTGTGCTGCCTGTGTTGCCGGTAGGTCCTGTATTTCCTGTAGGACCTGTATTGCCAATCGGACCCGTAGCTCCTGTGCTTCCTGTTGCACCTGTTGCTCCCGTGCTTCCGGTCGGCCCTTGTGGGCCGGTTGAACCAGTAGGTCCAGTAGGACCTTGTGAACCGGTTGCACCGGTTGGTCCTGTTGAACCTCTTGAACCTTGTGGACCTGTTGCTCCAGCAGGTCCTGTTGGACCTGTGTTACCAGGAGCACCTTGCGGTCCTTGGTCAGCTGATAGTACTACTGATGTCTGTGGAGATCCAGAGGTAATTACTAGGATTGTTTCGCTCATACCGTTGTCACCCCTGCAGTCACAATAAACTGACCTTCTAAAATTCTTGTAATGACAGAGCCTGAACTGAGTACTAGATCGTAGACATATGACTCTGCTTTAAGCGTTGTATCCAACGCTGATAATGTGATGTTGATGGTACCTGCGCTACCACCAAGAGTAATCTTTCCATTGCCAGTTGTGGCAAGAAGAGTAACTGAAGTAGATCCTAGGAATGGGCGCACAGTCATTACTGCTGTGTAGTTAGTTAAGTTCCACGGTGTTCCATCAGTTTGAAGAATACTGGAAAAGTTAAAGGTAGTTGTCTGTGGAACTACCAGATTGTAGGTACCTGGTGATGGCATTAGTTAGCCACCTGACGCAGAGCTGCTGCAGGTTCTAACCCTGTAGTTCCAGCAATCTTGTTGCAGATTCCTGCGATATCTAACATCTGTGTACGGTTAGTAATACCACCGATAATGTTAATCACTCCCACTAGATCTGTAGTCTTACCAAGAGCTACGCTCTTAGCTGCTGCCCATCTCTTAGCAGCACCAGCCTGATCGTAGTAGTTGGTGTAGGTAGGATAGGTAGCACCACCGTTTGCTAAACGATTAAGTTCATCATTGAGTGTTGAACCATCATATCCGTATTGTGCCACCTATAACCTCACTTCTTTTTTGATTGATTACGCTTTGAAATTGCTGCTGCCTTTTTCTTGGCATCTGCTTTACTAGATGCTCCCCAGGCTTGCAGCGATAACAACAGTCTGGTTGGTTCTCCGTTTGGCTTACGCTCAGGTCCTGCAGCGTTACCCATACGAGCAAGGAAACTTGCTCTACGTGGATTATCACCAGACTTCACAGGTGGCTTTAAGTTACTGCCTTGTGCTTTAGCACTGGCACGTCCCTTAGCGTTAAGACCACCCTTTGGGTTCTGTCCTTCTTTGCGTTGCCACGCTGGAGTCTTAGCCATTATTTTTTCTTTCTTGATGCTGCCGCATTATCTACTAAATTTGGATATGGTCGTCCTGCAGCTTTAGCACTGGCCTTAGCCTTTGTCTTTTGTGCAGGAGTTAACTTTGAAGATTTCTTTTTAGGATTTTTTGTATCCCAAAATGCCTTCTTCATTAGCCCATCTTCTTCTTCATACCGCTAACCTTCTTCAGGTTAGGGTTTGCCTTGACTGCTTTTGCAGAAGCCTTGCGTGCACCTGCTGCAAGAATTGCACCAGCGCGATCCTTAGATACGCCCTGCTTCTTAGCAATCATTTCTGCTGCCTTCTTAAATCCTGGGTGTGCTTTCTTCTTCATCATTATGCTTCGCTCTTTTCTTGCTTCTCTTGTGTTGGAGTCCAAGGCCAAGGCTCGTTTGCTGGAGCACCTGTCTGGATATCATCATATGATGCGTAGCCGCATCCGCAGTTAGCGCACATTACTTGCCTACCTTCTTCTTGCCAGCCTTGAATGTAGCCTTCTTGCCTGACATACCAACTTTGCCCTTCATTGTTGAAGCAGGAATACCCTTCTTAGATCCTTCACCGAATCCCTTGAAGTTGGTTGACTCTGCTCCGCCGTCGCCCTTCATTGCCTTAGCGAACTTCATTTATTTCTCCTTAGTTGAAGTAACTAGCGCCTGGGTTTGCACCGTCGAACGCTTTTCCTGTTTCATTACTGATCGCAACTGCTGCGTCAATGTCACGTTGTTTGGTAGAGATTGGCTCAATACCTTGTTTTACTGCAGAGTAATAAGATGATAGTTCTTTGTCATCCTTCTTAATTGCAGCAAGTGATGAGACACTTCGTGATGGAGTTAGACCTCCATCAAAATGTGGATTAAGATTAAATTGTCTTTCCATTGTGCCACCGCAGGAATGGATCTCTTGCTTTCCATAATCTACATAGGCTTGGAATATCTCTTCTGTTACCTTGCACGCTGTGCAAGTAAAGTCATAGTTAGGCACATCACACCACAATCGGGGTTACGTAATCTCCGTACCCTGCGGCAATAAGGATGGCAGCTTGAGCATCTGTGATGGTTTGAGTGTGACCACCAAGGATGTAAAAGTCTGCATCGGCTAATGTGTTTTGGTATGGATAGAGTGTTGCTTCTACCACTCCATCTTTAACAATCAATGTGACTCCACGTGCAACGTCAGTAATGTATGGGTTGATGGGACCTGTGTAGGTACCACCTGTCACTGGTCGTCCAGCAAGACGTGAGTACTTGTCAGGCCAAGCCTTACCAGCATTCCAAGTCTGGTACTCCCAAGGTGTTGTTGCTGCGTATGCCATTTAGTCTCCTAGTGAACTTACCAAGAGGCAGGGTTGCCCCTGCCCCTCAGTCAACTAACTATTAGTAAGCAGTTGATGTTTGGATCTGATACAAAGCTGCGGTACGAAGGATGTTCCATCCACCGAAGTAGTACCAACCGATTGTGTGGAAGCGACGTAGCGCATCGATCTGTGGTCCAATGACAGTTGAGATGTCTTGTCCCTGAGCTTCTGCGAGTGCTTCACGTCCTGCAACGATTGCAGAGTAAACAGTTGTTCCACCTGAGCCTGTGTTAGCAGAAGGTACGCGAGGTGTTTCAACAATGAATGCACCTTCTAGTACTCCTACTGCACCTGCAACGAATGGTGTGCGATCTACGTACTTAGATAGTTCCTGGAATCCACCAGTACCTGTTTCTGCACGAAGGTCAGCTGTCTGCTTTGGATGTAGGTAAGCAGCGTATAGTTCGCCAATACGAGGCAAAGCCTTGTTTGAGCGTAGGTTTGTTACAGCAGCACGGATGTCAGATACAGAGATGGTTGAACCAGCTGTGATACCTGCAGTGTTTGTTGCTGTACCGCCGTAGATGATGTTTGTGCCTGATGTCAATACACCTGCAACTACTGCGTCAATAGAGTCTGCAGCGTTGTAAGCGATGATATCAGCAAGTGCTGCATCTACGTCGTTGAATGAAGTTAGGTTTAACTTCTTTGTTGTTGTTACGGCTGAGCCGTATTCTTGTAGTGTTACTGTAATCTGGTTTGGATTACCAAGAGCGATAGAAGATACATCTGTAGACTCTGTCAATGTAGATGTAGCCTGAGCTAGATCTGAGTAGATTGAGAATACAACTGATGAACCTGGCATCGCTTGCTGCACTGGCTTAACATCTGCAAGAGCACGCATAACAGGAATTGAACGTAGGGCCATACGGACATACTGATCATATGCTGTTTGTACGAGATTGCTAATCGTAGATGTGCCGGTCAGCGTACCTGATGGAATTGCCATTTAGGTTATGCCTTTCGGTTAGAGTTGGTTTAAAGACCAGAGTTGCGAATTACTTCGTCCAGTTCTTCTCTACTATTTGCTGATAAGAGTTTACGCATAATGTCGTCTGATGAATCAGGAGTTAAACCCTGATCAACGGCACTATTCATTTTCTTATAGGCATTAGCAGTAGCTGGATCAACTGCTGGTGTTTGCTTATCTTCGACCTGAAAGCCGAATACATCGGCGTTATCTTCAAGCCATTTTGACAAAGACTCCTCAGTTGGGTCTAAGTCCTGTGGAATGAATTTAGCAACTTTGCCATTCACTCCGCGAGCTTCGAGGACATCCTTGACTGCTCGTTCACGTTGCGCCTTTGAGAGATTATCGAACTGAGTTTTGAACTCAGACATTTCTTTCTCTTTTGCTTTTAGTTGCTTGCGTAGTTGTTTGACGAGATCATTAGAATCCGTTGTGAATTCTTCGTCGTCCTCGTAGTCGTAATTGGACATTAGTCCATCTCCCATTCTATGTAATCGCAGGCCACATACTGTTTGGGGTACGCAGTATGGCTCCTACTACCGGTTTTTGTATCTCTCTAACAGTCCGGCGTTGCTGTTAGCAGGCTTTATTTAGAACGAACCTTGTCGTCCTCTATCTAGTGCGCTTTGTGAAGTTCCAGCTTGACCACCAAATTGTGCTTGTTCAAGTTGTGTCAACTTCTTGCGCTTACGTGCAGCCTCTGCTGCACCTGCAGTTCCAAATACTTCTGACTCTGCAGTTGATTGGTCATAGGCACCAAGACCTTGCTTGGAGTAAATGTCACCAAGTTTTTCAGCAGTTGGTAGGAACTCACCAATCTGTCCGTAACCCTGCTGCGCTTGTGCCTTTGTAATTCCATACTTAGCAAGTTCTTCTGCACGATTGACGTTAGTGCCAAGACCTTGACCAAGGGCTGCTCCACCAATCTCAGCGGCAGTGACCTTACGCTTGATGTTCTCAAGTGCGTTGCTTGGATCAAGTGTGTATGCCAAGATATCTGCATCTGTAATATCTGGATAGAACTGACGCAGTGCGTCCTTAACATTTACATCTGCGTTGATAACACGCTTCTGTGCAGTAGCAATACGATCTTCCAACTCTGCAGCAGATACGTCATTGGCAATAAACTTATTAAAGCCAGCCTGAGTTCCCATAGTATCCTTTGAGTAATATGAACTTGGTAGTCCATAGTTACGCATAATGTTCTGGTACTGGTCTTCCAGACCAATGTACTCTGCTGGAGTTAATGCCCGTAGTCCCTGCTTGATACGATCCTGGTTAGCAGCAAAGCGCTGCTTATAGGCATCAGTATTCTGCAAAGCAATCGCAAATTCTGATGGTGATACATTCTTTTGAATAAGATCTTTGATGCCTTCAACAAGTGTGCCTAATCCATACTTACTAAACTCATTGTATAGAAGATCATAAGCAGACTGACGATCTTGAAGTCTGGCTTCTTCAGCAGCTTTTGCTTGCTGAGCCATTAATGCTTTGTTAGTTGCTCCTGCATTAAGAGATGCTTGATAAGTAGCATAGGCTTGAGCATCTGTAAATGGTGTTCCATCTGTTGCAGTATATGTTGTCACTCCACCAGGCTTATTTGGGGTTACTGGATTTGCTGGATTAACAGGAAGTACAGTTCCCTTTGGGGTAGTAATAACTTTTCCAGTTGCTGGATCTACACGTGAAGTCATTGTTGTGGATGCACCACGAATAGTTGCTGCAGTTTCACGAGCATTTGCTAGAGCATCAAGCTGTGCTTGAGTCTTGCCTGTTATTCCAACTGGTTGTGTGTAATAAGCATCTTCTGTTGCTTGTGCTGCTTTTGTAGCAGTAGGTGACTTTGCAGCGTTTTTTACCGCTGAGTCTTCTGGTAAGAACGAGCTAGGTGTTGTGTAATCATCATATGGATCATATATTCTAGCCACTGTTTACCCCATAAATCCGAAGTCTTGTAGAATTTTTTTAGCTGCATCGGCTACTTCACCTCTGGCTTGGTTGGTGTACTGCCAGCGGTTGTCTTTGCGTAATGCACGCTCAAATTCATATAATGGAATTTCATTCTGTGCAGTAATGGCTGACCGTAAGGTTGGGTCATTAAGAGTAATTGTCTCTGGGTTGATCTCTAATGTATTAGCCATAATGTTCTTGTATGGGCTATAGATAGTGTCAAGATCTACACCTTGGTCAATCAACTTAGCAACCTTCTCAGGCATACCAATCTTTGCTACATCACGAATAATCTTTGCGTATGTATCAACCGCTTCACCCTTATTGATTGCAGACAACCAAGTTGGTAGTTGTGATCCAAAAGCCTTTTGTAGATCTAAACCATTAGCCGCTGCAACCTTAGTAAGAGCAGCTATTGTCTTACCTGCTTCACCCTTAGCAGTTGCACCAAACTTAAACTTGTTATCTAAGAATGTATTGAATGTGCTCTTCTCTAAATCCAAACCTTTATCGTATGCTTCTTTAGCAATGTTGGATATTTCATCTGGAGATAGTTCAGCACCTGCTGCAAGACGAGCAGACTCAATAGCATCCTTGATATTCTTAAGACTTCTACCATATGCAGTAGTTGCCTCAATTTGAGCAATCTTATTCTTGTCTTTTCCAGCTGAGGCAATAGCCTTATCGTATAAAGCCTTTTCCTGCTGACGTGCAAATAATGCTGGATCTGTTGTTTTGACTGCTGCTAATTCTGCAGCATAATCAATTTCAGGTAAAGCCTTCTTATAGTCTGTATTATTTGCTAGTTGTTGAGTTAACCAGACCTCTTCGTTAAGACCAGATGTAGTAGTTTGAGTACCAGTCTTACCAGATACCTTGTACTTTTGTACAGCACCACCCTTTGTTTGAGCATCTTTAAGTAGTGGCTTCCAGTATGCCATTTCTTCTGCAGTTGCAGGGCGCTTGAGTACATTCTCAAAGACCTTATTGATTAATGCTGTTGCATCGGTAGGGCTTGAAATAGTTGGATAGACATTGGTGGTTGGCTTAGGAGTCTTGGTAGTAGTAGAAGTTGCAGATGTTAATGCAGATTTTGCTTCTGCGATATCTGCAGCTGTCAAACCACCGGCTGCACCAATTTTATCAAGGGCGCTTGATCCAGTGCTTACCTTTGGATCTGCCATTACTTACTCTCCCTTACGGTTAAATATCTATCGTACACAAGGTCTTGTGACAAGAAACGATCATAGATATAAGCAAAACCTAACTTGTCGTCTTGCTTAAGTTTGTTAACTGTTGCATCGTAAATAAGCTTTAAGTCAGTATTTGACTTGGCTGTAATAGTTTTAGCAGGACGCTTGAGCAACTCTGCTGCAACTACCTTACGAAAATCTAGGTATGCAGATACTGACTTCCAAGTTGGGTTCTTCTTGTTGGCTTCAATAAACTTTGGATCATCAAGAATCTTTCCAAGTCCAACAATAACTCGGTTGGTCTTTGAACCGTCTGAGTCTAGGTAGTCGTCATACCAAGGAGTCTGAACGTACTGACCAGTCTTTGGATCAATTATTCTATTACCATTTGTATCTGTTTGAATAGATAACTTTTTGATAATTGCATACTTAATCACGTTAAGATCTTCTGCACCCTTTTGCTGAGTTGAAACCAACCCACGATCCTGAAGTTCATTATCAATAGCATCCATCACACGGTTGTAAACAATCCAACCCTTTTCAGCTTCATTACGCTTTTGCGATTCTGCTGGTGATTGAGATGATAAAAACTTCAGCGGTGAATCTGCTGAGATACGCTTACCGTATAGGTAGTCATATGCTGCCTGTGAGAAGTCATAACCTGCAAAGTTGTTAGTAACCAGACTAATCAAACGTGGCTCTATCTTTGATAGATCACCCACTAAGCCCTGATACTTGTTAATGTTTTCAACCGCTTGTACAGATGACTGCACATTTGTTGGGTTATATGACAAGCTAGATGAGAAGGAGAAGTACTCAGGAAAATCATCTAGGAACTTAGCGTCAGCATTGAGGCCATAAAGGCGACGATACTCACGAGACTTGTCAAGATAGAACTTGTAAGGACTATCAAAACGTGGAGCAAACGGCATAATTAAGTTTGCTGCTATACGCATATTCCAGTAATCCTTGGTCATATTAAGGATCTTGGATGCAGATACAGGAGGCTTACCGTTACGCTTTGCACGCTGTTGTTCTGTATTCCAAATCAACTGATAGGTACGAGCAAACTGTGGATCGTTTAAGTTAGATAAACGAATCTGTGCCTTTTGTACCCACGCTGGTAGGAAGCCAGAGATAGCATCCTTAGATGGACCATATGGAAGTACGTACTTAAACGCTTCTTCAAACTTAGGTTGGCGCTTTGCAATTTCAGATACTGGAACACCAATGTATGGACCGACTGGGAAGATATCGCTAAATACATTTGGGTTACCCTGCATATAAAGAACATCTAGTCCACCTTGGAACAAGATGTCTAGTGATCCCTTTGGGATACCCATTTGAGTTAGTGATTCAAGACCAGGAATCTTTGTGATTCCTTTTGGTAGTCCTACCCAAATAATGTCATTACCTGATGTCTTACCAGCTGGTACTTCATTACCATCTTGATCTGTTACAAGGCCTGCCTTATTAGGAGAGTTCCATACAAGATACCCACGGTTGACTACTGCTGGGTTAGCTGCTGCTAACTTAAGCCAAGTCTTGTAGGCATTTTCCTGTGCAGAGAAAAATGGGCTGATGTACTTAAAAGCACTTGCTAAATTTGTGCGACGCTCAATGTTGAATAAAACATTCTTCATCTCACGTAGAGCAATTTTATGGGCTTGACCCATTAACTTGTTCTGCTCTTCTAGCGTTAAGCGCTCAACCTTTTGTCCAGCCATAATATCTAGGCGGCGAGCTGCTTCTCTACGATAGTAGTAAACATATAGTGGGTTACGTGCCCAAGCATCTTCTGGCATAGTGCCCAGCAACTTAAACAAAGAGTTAATAATTTCTTTGCCCTTAAGTGCTGATACATTAAATAATGCTTCTTCAAGAACGTGACCGTGTACAACAGGTAGTGTTGTAGGATCTGGAAATGCAGAGCGTAGATCTGCTGCAGTTACATCCTTGATCTTTCCACGAAGACCTGACTCAATCGGTAGGTACTGATCTAGGAATCCATTAGAACGTGTAACATATTCTGCAGCATCATCTGATGTGATACCCAAACGCTTGCGTAGATCTCGTCCTTGCTCGGAGTTGCGTAGCCACTTGCTGACATCTTCGACACTCTCGCCTGCAGCAAGACGTTTGATAACTGCTGAGTTACCAAATTGCTGACGCAGGGTTTGTGCCCACTGCTCAAAGTATCCTGGGTCTGTTGGGCGAATTGCACCGATACCCTTTGATGATAACTTGCGAGCATACATATCAGTATTGCTATCAACCATACGCTCAAAAGAATTGCCAGATGAAGCAATACGACGGAACATATCACCTAGTGGTCCACCGAAAGCATCGTGCAAATCGTATGATTCACCATCTGTTGTGGTTACTCGGTATGAACCAGCACCAATACGCTTCTTAGGATTTGCTGTTCCCTTACGATTAAGCACATCTGTGTAGTGGTTATAGACTGCACGGTGTTCTTCTTCTAAAAGCTTTGCTGTATTAAGTTGACCTGCAAGGTCAATGTCTTCTGGATGCAAAGCAACCTTAGCCTCAAGTTCACCAATCTGACTCTTAATTTCTTCAAGCTTTTTAATAACTCGTACATTTTCACGTTGTACTTCTTTGATAGTCATACCTGCATCTACTGGTCGGTATGTATCAATAAAGCGTGCAGGAACTGCAATACTGTTATTGATTAGGTTCTTAATACCAGGACCTACGTGACGTAGGGTAGCCATAGATCCTACAGCTGCTGCAATACGTAGTTGTGAGTCAATAGCGTTACGCTGTGTGTAACCAAGGCGAAGCAATGCTCCTGCCTTAAAGGCATCCTGCAGGACATCTGCTACGTGAAGGATACTATCCTTGCCACCGCCGATAATTCCACGTAATAAAGAAGAGTTACGCTTGAGTAGATTATCCATTAACTGGAAATCCATTACAGGCAAAAAGTCTGCAGTTTGTGATTCAAACTGTGGAACCTTGATGATAGAACCGTCAGTATCTACCATAAAGCCCTTATCGCTAATAGACTTTAGTGCAGAGGTACGAGCACCATTATAGGCGTTGTAAATTTTGGTAGCTTCTTCATCAGTGTAGCCATACTTCTTGGCAATATCACGTAGACCCTTACCCTCAATATTAAGAGTAGCTGTCATACGTTGTTCTGGTGTCGCAGCGCTGATGTATGAGTCAATAATTGACTTGCTCTCATCAGGTGATAACTTAAGCAACTTTTGTAGTTGATTAGTAGTTGCTGTGATTTCCTTATAGGAATCAGCATCGTTAAAATCTACAAGACCTGCTGGACGTTCCTGTTGTGCCCAAGAAATCTTTTGATATAAACGGTGGAATGGTGTTGGTTGATAGATCTCAACGCGAGGATTACCAACTGACTTGTCGTAAAAACGTGCAGCACGTCCCTGTGCTATAAAGTTTTCAATTCCTTGACCAAAGAATCCAGTTGTGCGTGTAAGCGCACCGCCACCTTCACCTAAGCCCATTAGTTTAGAAAAATACTTATCGTGCTCTGCCAAAGACTTATAGTTAGCAAGAGCATCTTCTGTTACTGCAGGGTTGTCATTAAGGAATGGAATCATTCCAGAACCATCTGGAGCAGAGAATAACTTCCACTCATCTACTGATGATAGGTCAGCACGAGCTGCCTCAAGTGCATCTGTAATATAACGACGCTGTAAGCGTAGTTCATCCATTGCTACTGGATCGCTCATAGCAGAACGCAAGATAAGTGCAGTCTCGTCACGATCTACTGAGTCACCCAATAGATGCGCTAAAAGTCCAGGCTGTGATGATGACTTAACCATTGGATGGTTGAGTGCATACATAGAATCATTAGCAGTAAAGTCATCTAGTACTTTAGTAAAGCGGTTAACTTCACCTGCTTGAGCTTTTGTAATATCTTCTGCTGCTTTTGCTACAGCATCAGAGTTCTTAAGTGCTCCAATACCTAGTTCAGATCCTTTAACTATCTTGCCTACTCCACCAGCAAGGTTAGTTACGTCTCCTACTAACTGGATGCTTACATCAAAGCCACCAGATAGCGCCTTACCCCAAGCACTTTGCTTAAATGCTTGTTCACGTTCCTTTGGATCATAAATATTAAACTTAGGATCGTAGGTGTTGCGAAAAAGACCAACTGCTGCCTGTCCAAAAGAAATATCTTGAGCTGCAGTCTTTGCCTTGCTCCACTCTTTAGGATTAAAGATTTCAGATATAGGCTCACGACCAGAGGTGATGTCACCTAGAACCAAGTTATATGTAGTTAATGGTTCACGAATGTATTCACGGTTGATGTAATTGATACGCTCAAGTGCTGGTTGTACCCCAGGCACCTTCATAATTGCACCACCTGCAGATGACAAAGGCTTTACAATGTTTGCGCCTTCTTTATCTGCAGCAGTTTTAAAGGTCTGGATAAAACCATTGTACTCTTTGGCGTTATTCCAAGGAGCAGTACCCACATCCCACGCAAAGCGTGCAGTTCCACCTACGGCGTTAGCAAGTTCACCACCAAATTTAACTGTATTTTTAGCAGCGGTAAAAGCTACATCACCAATTCTGTTCCATATGCTCACTAATTATCCCTTAACTGTCGGATAGCTCTGCGAGTTTCTGGAGATGTGTTAGGCAAATTTGCAATATAAGAAAGAACTGGTCCATATGCTCGCATTGTGTCACGAAATGCTGTGTCATCTTCTGGCTTTGCCATCATCAAAGCATCTGAACCTGCACCTGGTCCAACATCTACACCGTGTGTAACTGGTTCATTGGGACGATTTGTTGGAGCATACAAAGATGTTAAAGGCTCCTGTGGTGCATTAGCTGCAGCTTGACGTACTACTGTATTGGTTGCACCGCGTACATCTGAAGATGTCGCTACAGGTGCACCCTGCATCTGCTGTTGCATTGCAACGCCGTCACCGTAACCGGTTGACTGATACTGTAAATCTGTTCGCTTTGCGAATTTACCAGGACCTGAAACGCCCTGCATAGGATTAGTTGCATCCTCAAGCGCCATCGTCGTCCTCCGTAATTGATTCTAAATCTACTGAAAATTTTTCCCAGACATTATTGATCTGAGTCTCTCTGTTTGCGTTATAGATAGATAGCTGCATTAGCTCTTCTGTTAATACATCTAACGCTGATGTTAAGTTGTGCAGGAAACCTGCACCAATTACCAAGAAGTCGGCAAGGCGTACCGGACGGCGTACTTTATCTTCTTCCATCCGGCACCCCTCGCACATAAAATTGATTAGCCCTTCTTGACTTTCTTACCAGGCTTCGCTGCTCCAGCGAAAGGTTCCATTACCTTACCGCCCTGAACTTTGTCGCCTTCCTTCTTGCCCTCAACTGGCTTGGCCATTGATGCTGGGGCGTGTGTTCCTTTTCTCATATTGCACCTCCTTCTCTTTATGCCGCGCCGCCGATTGAGGCGAGCAATGATGCAATGTCTGGTCGTCCTTGTGGTGCACCAGGTGCAGGGGCCACACCGCCAGGTTGTACTGGAGTAGGCTGCGAGGCAGGAGCGGGGGCCGCACCTGCACCTAATGCTTGAGGCAATGCCTCTGGTTGTGGAGCTGGCGCGAACGCCTTCTCAACAATATCTTCAAGTAGCTGTCCTTTTTGACGGCCCTTAATTACATCTGCGATACGTGAAATAATTGTTTCAACATCTTGGCCTTGCGCTGCAAGGGTTGGAACAGCCTGTGCATATTGAGCCACTGCCACTCGTAACGCGTCACGCATCTCTTCAATGTCAACCTTTTGTTCTTCTTGTGTGATGTTGATATCAACTGGAAGTTCACGGCGCACATAATCACGTGAAACAAGTTTGTCTGAGCGCATCTGTAGCAGAGCTACGATTGCGTTGTTTGGATTCATACCAGACATAATTCCGTAGCGAACATCTACTGAGTAATCTCCAGCAATATCCTTTGATGGAACATACTTCATTGTGTATGGCATACCATCATCGTTGCCACGAATTTCCTTGGTGCGTGAACCAAAGATCTTCTCATCTACCTTAAAGCATAGAGAGATAAGTTCTGTGAAGAATAATGCGAACTGAGCTTGTGCTGCCTTGATCTGTGTATCAAAGCCAGCTTGTAGTGCTTGAACTCCGCGACCTGTGACAACTGATGCGTCAATCTGTCCACCACGTACTTCTGGGTAGCGAGCACCAACGCGTAGTTCTTTATCCAATACAGATGATTCTGTAAATACACCAGCTGGTAGTTCCAATGGAACACGACGGATAGCCTGTGGATTTGCAGAACGCATAATTGAATCAGGGCCGAGTGACAATTCCTGTACATCTTGTGGAATGGCTATAGGAGCCTGAATTGACTTTTCAGCTGCCTGAATCTGTAGAACAGCAAAGCGTGCCTTAGCAAGCTGTACTGCCAAAATGTCATCGAACTGACCACGTGCTTCACCATCAATAGATGAACGCATCTTTACAGATACTAGACACTCACCGACTGGGTTTGGTGTTCGAGATAGAACTAAGTCTTTGCGCTCTGGACAGTAAAGAACATCCTGCTCCTTGTCGTGATAACGAACAAGAGACAAATATGGAGAACCTGGTGTGTATAGGTTCTTATTTAAGATTTGATTTGCGTGCTCTGGGAACATTGACGCTAGTGCATCAGCATCCATACCAACGATTTGTGTGAGAGATAAGCAACGACCAAAACGATCAATCTCCGGATACGCTCCGAAAGGGTTAATGAGCGAGATTGTTGGCTCGTTGTTCTCATAGTCCATATCAATACGACCAATGAGCATACCGTAGGTGTTAAACCAGTCAGCACCTGTGTACATCTGTACCTGTAGCTTTGAACGATCTACATAGTAGTTAGCAATACGGCTGCGCTTATCTGCAGCTTTGCGTGCAGAATCTGACACCATATTAGATGCAGAGCAGTTAAATGCAGGCAGTGGTGCCATAGCTTCTGCTAGGTCACGTGCTGCCACGTCAATCATATTTGCAACAAGTGGCTTTGGATATTCTTCTGAGAACATAGAAGGATAAACCTTGCTGATGTCTCCCTGACGAACCGACAAGACATCGCGCATACGACCGTCACGCGCTGCGTAACGAGTCTGTAGGCGAGATACCTTTGCGGTAATCTCTTTAATATTCAATGCCATTTAGTAATCCTTATTTTTTGTAAAGGCCTGGGTACTTCTTGTCAATCGCCTTCTTGGCGTTTGCTTCGGCCTGCTTAACTCCTGATGGAGAAACTTGACGTGCTAGTGCAGCGATAGCTGCAGCACCGGTCAAAGGCTTTGTGTGATTTGCAGTATCAGTTACTGCGTGACCTGGCTGTGTTCCTTTTTTGTCAGCCATTAGTAACCCTCATCAGTTGCGTGAACCTTTGTTGGCCACTCTACGTAATCTGCGGCGTAAGCTTCTGCCTTGCCCTTTTGATACATAGCATCAACTGCTGGGTTTACCTGTGGGGTTATTACTGCTGGGCGATCAATGTATTCTTCTTCGCCCTCTTTGTTTACCTTGTATGATGGTGTGATCATTTGTTTTCCTTCTCTTAGACGAAATACTTGTTTTCTTGCGCGAGCATCTCGTCAATGTTTACGACAACTCGCCTTGATTGTTCTGCCCTAGTAAGGAATGGATTGCGAAGGTGAGTCTTTGAGTACTGACCATTGTTCAGCATCTCGCGTGCTCGGATTTCGCAGAACCATAACGCCATCACCATATCGGTTTTACCCTTGGTAGTTGGCGACCAGGTAATCAACTGCTCAATAAGAGCCTTGACGTTTTCTGTCTGATCACTAGGTAGATGTATTAAGTTGTCGCGGTGGTGCTTGCCGTCGTGCTGCTTTGTTCCAAACAGCGTGGACATAGATGCCACACCGAATCCTGAATCCCACTTGTTACTGCCTGTGTGGTGTTCTCGCAAATAAATACCACGTGTATTGAGATGCTGACGAAGATTTTCGTCCTGTGTAAGAAAAGCCTGGAAGGCGTTCTTCTCTACGATCCATTCACTAGGCTTGTAGATCTCTGTCCAGTTAATGATCAGATCTCTAATAGCCTGCGGTGATGGGCGTGTAATCTTAATTGCATCTAAGATATAACGCTTGTGACTGTTGCGATCTATTGCATAACAGACAGCGGCAGTATCTCCCACAATCGCTGGGTCCATACCGCAAATGATTGTGTAGTTGTGTAAATCTTTGGGATGACCTGGCGCGTCAGCGTTAATGGGACCTGACTTTCGCATTCCATCTATAGAGCCACGTACACAGACAGAATCAAAGATTGCATCCTCTGCCACATCTTGCTGTTGATAGACAAGTGCCCAGGTAACGCCATCCATAGCTTGACGTTCATTAAATAGATGTCGCCCGTTCCAACGTGGGTATAGGCCGTACTCATCTTTTTCAGATTCTTCTTGCCCATCAAATGGTTGATCTGATGCTGGCCACAATGTTTCCCACTTGTCAGGGTCTTCATCTGTACGCAATAGCGCTGGCATTGCTAGATATGTCCACGGCACGGTACCGCCTGGGTAGCGATCTGGGTTACGTAGTTCTTTATAGAGATCCACGGATGCCACACGGGTTCCCACCACAATAAGTTTACCTGTTGGGTTTAGACGAGAGCGTACGTCCTGGGTTAACCACCGAATTTGCTTTTCAAACTCATTGGCGTTCTTTAAAGTCACCGCGTCATCTACGATGATCATATCGGCACGCTTACCGTAGATCTGACCGCCGATACCGACTGCCTCGATATTTGGATCTTTTTCACTGGACTCACGCAGCTCATTACCAAA